AATGGCAACAGACCAGATTGAATTTATCACGGAGAACGGTCTGGATGCATGGCAAGCCAAGGTTGCTGAAATAAAGGCAAGGCATCCAAAGTAATGGCTTTAATCCCGATAGATCAAGTCGGGCAGGTAGGCATTGTCAAGGATATTAATGCTTGGCAACTACCTCCTAACGTCTGGACTGATGGTAATAATATAAGAGCAGAGCATGGGGCTATTCAGAAGACTCCGGGCTATAAGGAGGTTATGGCTTCCTGTCCTGTTGCACCTTATTATGTTACTAATTTATATGCCGGTACTACATCCTACTGGATAGTTGGTGGACTAACTAAGATTTACGTACACAACGGTTCAGCATGGACAAACATTACCAGACAGACTGATGGTTCTGACGTAAATTATAACGCTACCGCTAGAGAGAACTGGACTTCCACCGTATTAGGTGGTGTCCTGATTATGGCGAACGGTTATGATGTCCCGCAATTCTGGGCATTAAGTTCCGGTGTACCCTCCGTATCTAACAAGATGGCAGACCTTACAAACTGGTCTGCGGCTAACCATTATCCATTTTCAGTAAGAGCATTTCGCTCCTTCCTGATTGCTCTTAATGTATCAAAAGCGGGTACGGCTTATACCAGTCTAGTGAAGTGGTCTACGGAAGCGGCTACACAGGCTCTTCCATCTTCATGGGACGAAACGTCGGCAACGGTCGATGCCGGTGAATATGAATTAGCTGATACAAAAGGAAAAATTCTGGATGGGCTTCCTCTTACGGATAAGTTCTTTATTTATAAAGAGGACTCTATCTATGAATTATCGTATGTAGGTACACCGTTTATCTTTGCATTCCGCCAGCTCTCGCCAACTATTGGAGCCTTATCCAAGAACTGTGTAGTGGAATTTAATGATAAGCATTTCATCTTCGGAAATGGTGATATGTACATCAATGATGGAATGAGAGTTGAATCCATCTTACCCCATAAAATGCGGGATCATATTTTCAGCACCATCAATGGTGATGAGTATGCAAAATCATTTGTAGTCGCAGATTACGGTAATACGGAAATCTGGGCCTGTTATGTAACGTCATCTAATACGACCAACGTAGAGTGCGATAAGGCATTGGTATGGAACTGGGTAAACCAGACATTTACAGAGCGTGATCTTCCAAACTTGGGAATGATTGGATATGGCATTGAGGGTGATCCTCTCGCTTCCGCTTCATGGGCTGCTGACACCACCACTTGGACTACCAATACCAAGCAATGGAGTACAGCCGGTGCATCCGCATTCTCCAATACAGCCGGTAAATCATTGGTGATGGCATCTCCCACTAACACAAAGATGTACAGGCATAACACCGGCAATCAGGAAGATGGAAGCAATATGACATCCTACATCGAAAGAACCGGATTAACAATAAACGAACAGGGACAACCCGATTCGTCAATGGTAAAGAGTATCAGGGCGGTATGGCCCAAGATGACAGTATCAAGTGCAACCACAGTTAATGTGTATGTAGGTCACCAGATGTCTGCGGAAGAATCCATAACATGGGAAGGGCCGACTACATTTAATCCTGATTCACAATCAAAAGTTCCTGTTAGGGTAACCGGAAAATACATCGGTGTGAAATTTGAATCTACCGGCGATCAAACATGGAGATTGGATGGCTATTCTCTGGACATTAAGAACGCAGGGAATAGAGGCTCCAAGATGAACTGATGGCTACCCATGTAGATAGAGTAGAACGGTCTGTAACGCATTATTCACCCGGCCCATTACCAGTAAATCCAGAAGATTTAGGACAGTACGTTGTCACAGAACTTAAACGGCTAGGAGATATATTATTAAACCAAGCAACATTCAGACTAGAGAGAACACATGAAGCACCGGCAAGACCCAGAACCGGAGACATCAGATTCGCCGATGGATCGGACTGGAATCCGGGATCGGGCGAAGGAATCTATTGGTACGGTTCAAGCTGGAACAAATTGTAAAATCATACTCGTAGCCCCTGACGACATCCCTCATATCTGGGAGAATGTACATCCACATTTAGAGGCGATGGAACCCCACTCAGAGGGGGAACTTTCTCCAGAGGATTTCTACGAATCCCTGATGAACAAAGAGATGCAGTTATGGATCGCTATAGAGGATAAGGAATTACTCGCCTCTATGGTTACCCAAATTATCCCCTACCCAAGAAAGAGAGTATTGAGAATCATCTCTATAGGTGGAGAAGGAATGGATCAATGGATTGGTTACATACCCCTTATTGAAGACTGGGCCTTATCTATGGGTTGTACCTCTTTAGAATGCTGGGGTAGAAAGGGATGGCTAAAAATATTAAAGGATTGGAAATGCTCATATCATATACTAACAAAAGACCTAAAAGGTAGGATGCACTGATGCCAAGAGAAATATTTACAATGGGCAATGTCCTGGCTACAAGTGCCAGAGAAATAGCCCAGAATGCTAGAAGAGATGCGGATGCAGCACGTAATGCTGCAAATGCAGCCGCCGCGACTGCATCTCTCGCTGGTCGGCAAGCGGCTGACAAGAAGGCAAGAGATGCAGAAAACCGAGCAAAGGCCGTCGCGAAAGTTGTAGAAACCGCAAATAAGAAGAACAAAGGGTCGGCAGAGCCAGCAGCAACGTATGATAAGCCTCAAACTGCAATGGACAAGCATCGTGCTGCAATGGCGGCACAAGAGGCGGCTGGTGGCCCTCCTTTGCCTAAGACCCCACCTAAACCTAAGACCCCACCTAAACCTATTGAACGTCCTTCTTCTCAAGATCAACCGGGATCGGAGGCGATAATAGGGGGTGGTTTATTAGATACTAGCGGTGAAGCTGCAACTGCCGACACTGGTTTATTGAGTGGCGCAGCAGCGGCAAGGACTACAACGGGATTGCCCTACAATCGTGCAAATTTACCAGTATGGAGTGGAACTGGAAGTATCTTAGGTACGCAAAAACTTTGGGATGCGACACAAACTGCTAGAGCGAGAGCCGAGGCTTTATCGGGCAACTACAGAGCATTAGATGCAATGTGGAAGGATGCTCAAGCAAGGAGAGCATCTTTAGCGGGTGATCCTAATGCACAGGAACTTCAATCTGCAATAATGCGGGCTGCTGGCGATCAGATAAGAATAATACAGGGTAGGGAGATGGGCCTTGAGGGGCCGAAACCAAAAGGTTTAGGAACTCCTTGGGTTGGCCCCGGATTAAGAGTTGCTTTAGACTCAGAAGGTAACGTAGAGAGGGACGATCAGGGTCGAGTCGTATATGATTATGATCCTGAAGCATATAGGGGAAGGTTTTACGAAAAATATACACCAACATCAGCAGAAGTAGAGCATTGGCGTAATTTATTTCCTGATTCTCCATATGATATTACTGAAGGTTATGTTACCCCGTGGCAGCAGGTCAATGCCCAATGGATGACAGGATCAAAAAACGAGAAAGGTAAACTGCTTTCTGATCTTGGTATTACGCCAACAGATGAGCAAATTGGTTTATTTGATAAGTCATTAAAAGAGGGTGTTGTTCCTCAAGCGTGGCGGGATGCTTGGAGAACTGAAAAGTGGGGTGATATTTGGAATGACCAGACCAAAATGTGGGAACCAGCCCCTCCAGATCAGAGAGAAGCGGCCTTACAGGAACAGCAGGAAAGATACGAGAAGGGCTATTTCAACCCCACAACTGGTAAAGGCGGTGCAGGAGAAGGCGCAGTATCTCAATGGGGAGTAGGAACTGGACTAATATCACCAAAGGATTTTGTTCCGTTAGATTGGACTGGCTCACAACCAGTTCCAAGTATGGGGATAACTGGTACTCCTACGGGTATTTTTGCACCGGGTGGTGGTGGTGTTGGAGGATTAATAAATCAGGGGGCTTATCGACAACCAGCCCCACAAGACTGGTCTAATATAAGACATCAATTTGCAGGAAGCCCAGACTCAGAACTTGCACAGGTTCTTAATACTACTGCTAGTAGAGCAATGTTTGGTGCTGAAGGTGCAGCTATGCAGCCTTGGACAACAGGACAGGGTGTCCCCCCCGGATTGATTAACTACCAGATTCCCGGTGGCCCACAGGCTAACGTATCCTATACTGGAGGTAATCCGGGTTTATTTGATTTTAATAACAATAATCAGAACAATCAGAACAATCAGAACAATGTAGACCCTAATTCTATTGTATATACTTGGACTGATTCTAGGGGTATCAAGCGCTCTGGAAACTTCATGGAGTTTACTAGAGGCAATCAGGAAAGAAATTATCCCGGCACTATAAATACAGGGTACAACTGGAATTGGCTAAATGAACCCAATCTAACAGAGCCGCAAACTATAGGCCCTGATGTGGTAGATACTACAAACAATACATTTTACGGGAACCCGCATCGAGGATAACATTATGGCAGGTGGAGCAACAACAAGAACAGAGCCGTGGGATCAGCAGAAAGATTATCTTACTGCCGGTTTCAAAGAAGCGGGAAGACT